AGCTGCGGCAGCGCCGGTACCGACGGCGACTTCGGCGCAGGCACGGAGGCGGCGCTGAAGAAGTTCCAGACCAAATATTCTCTTGGCGCTGACGGTATCGCCGGTAACGGCACGTGGGGGAAACTTCTGAGTAAGTAATTTGATTTCTGGACGAGGCGGAGGCTACGATACGCCGCCCTCCGTCTCCGCCAAAGCTCCGCAAGTCCACGGCGAATCTGATCGCCATGAACACAACACACAGAGAAATCCGCGCAAGGCTGCGCAATATGTCGCCCCAGCGGGCTATCGATTACGTTTCCGCGCTTGAACTGCCGGGAGACGAGGCGTTTTGCATCATCGAGTGCGATGTACGCGGGAAAAGCTGCGTACAGGTCGCGGCGCGGCTATACGTCAGCGTAGACGGTTTATACAAAATCCGCCGACGGGCGTATGACAAAATTGCAGATAGCCTAAAATAGAAAAATAGCGTGTCTGATTTGGACGCGCTATTTTTACGTTTACGGGCAAAACTGCTGCTTGCCTCGCCTAAAACCGGCAAAATCAAGGCAGTTTTCGGGCAGTTTGAATGCCCGATTTTTTTATACCATAAAGGCAAGAAAGAAGGTGGCGCAATGAGTGTAATGGATCGCCTGCTAGCATGCGGGTATCCGGCAGAAATGGCGCGGTATATCTGCAACCGATACGGCACGAACACAGAGGGCTTGCTCCTTTTTGTGCGCATCGTGGAGCTTTTCCACGATGACCGACGGGAATATGTATAGCTACTACAACGAGAACCCGAAGGGGAAAAACACGGGAGATTGCACCGTCCGCGCCATCTCAAAGGCCACCGGGACGGATTGGGGAGAGGCGTATCTCCGGCTGTGCGTACAGGGCTATCTTGATGGGGACATGCCGTCGGCAAACTCCTGTTGGGGCGCTTATCTGCGGTCAATAGGCTTCCGGCGGCATATCGTGCCGGACACCTGCCCGGACTGCTACACGGTGGGGCAATTTGCGGACGAGCATCCGGTAGGGACGTACATCCTCGCCCTGTCCGGCCATGTGGTGTGTGTGCGTGACGGCATTTTATACGACAGCTGGGATAGCTCAAACGAAACAGTTTTGTATTATTGGGAAAGGACGGAATGACAATGGCTTTTAACCCTTATGGCTACCAGAACCCCTATTATCCCCCTCCGATGCAGGACAACCTTATGCAAATGCGGCAGCAGCAAATAATGCCGCAAATGCCTCAGCAAATGCCCCCGCAGAATCCCATCGCGCAGGGCGGTGTGCAGTGGGTGAGCGGCGAACAGGAGGCGCGTAACTGGATGATCGCGCCCAATGCCGCCGTTGCCTTGTGGGACAGCACCGCGCCGACGGTGTACCTCAAGCAGGCGGACGCAAGCGGGAAACCGTCCCTTAAAATTTATGACCTTGTAGAACGCACAGAAATGCCCCAAGAAGCGCCGCAAAAGCCGGGCGTGGAATTTGTCACCCGGAAGGAGTTCGACGCGCTGGCGGCAATTGTGGGCGAAATGAAGGGCAAGAAGAAACGCAAGGTAGAGGAGGATGGCGACGATGAGTAATCCGTTTATGGCAGCGCTGGGCGGCGGAAGAAACAATAGCTTTATGCAGATGATGCAGCAGTTTCAGCAATTCAAGGCGAATTTTAAAGGCGACCCAAAGGCAGAGGTTGAAAAGCTGCTGCAAAGCGGCAAGATCAACCAGCAGCAGCTAAATCAGATTCAGCAGATGGCAAAGCAATTTCAAAGCTTGATGAAATAAATAAATCAACATCGTGGCCACGATTTGATGAATAAAAATCTTTCAAAGGAGTGATACTATGTCTCTTTCCGATGGCGGCGCTCCCATGCTGACGATGCCTGTGGCACCCACCAATGCTGGCGGTAATGGCGGTTTCGGCTGGGGCGACAACGGCGCTCTGTGGCTCATTGTTCTGTTCCTGTTTATTTTTGCAGGTGGCTGGGGCAACGGCTTCGGCAACAACGGCGGCAATTCCGGCGGCGTGGTCGACGGATATGTGCTGGCTTCCGACTTCTCCAACATCGAGCGCAAAATCGACAGTGTGAACGACGGCCTTTGCAACGGGTTTTACCAGCAGGCGCAGCTCATCAATAACACCAACATGGCAATGGCAAACGGCTTCGGACAGGCCGAGCTTTCCCGCGCCAACCAGCAGGCGGCGCTGATGCAGCAGCTCAACGCCATGCAGATGCAGGCCGCTGAATGTTGCTGTAACACCCAGCGCAGCATCGAGGGCGTGCGCTACGACATGGCGGCGCAGGCGTGCGACACGCGCAACACCGTGCAGAACGCGACCCGCGACATCATCGACAACGCCAACAGCAACAGCCGCGCAATCCTCGACTTCCTGACGCAGAGCAAGCTGTCCGACCTTCAGGTCGAAAACCAGGGCTTGAAGCTGGCGGCAAGCCAGGCGGCGCAGAACAGCTATCTGGTCTCGCAGCTGCGTCCCTCTCCCATTCCGGCCTACACGGTGCAGAACCCCTATTGCTGCAACCAGTTTGCCGGCTGCGGCTGCTGACAACTGCATAGCATCAGCTGTTCGGAACTTCCGAACTGTTCAGCCCCGTGCTGATACTGACACCAACGCGGCGGGGCTTTGGCTCCGCCGCTGTATTTTTTGAGAAAGGAATGATATAAATGGCAGAATTTACTTCTGTGGCAATTCAGACTGTTGCCGCCAGTCAGAATGTCCCGCTAACTGAAACTGCGGTCAATAGCAAGCCTTGCATCGTTCACCGTCCTGGCGCTGGAATTGTAACATTGCGGGGTTTGACCAACCAGTGTAAAGCCCGATTCCGCGTCGCTTTTGGCGGCAACATCGCTATTCCCACCGGCGGCACGGTGGAGGCAATCAGCGCAGCTCTGGCGATTAACGGTGAACCGCTGAACAGCGCGACAGCTATCGTTACGCCTGCGGCGGTGGAAAACTACTTCAATATCTACGTCAGCACCATCGTGGAGGTACCGCGCAACTGCTGCCTGACTGTGGCAATGGAAAACACCAGCACGCAGGCCGTCAGCTTTGCCAACTCCAACATGGCCGTTGACCGAATTTCTTGAAAGGAGCGATAACATGAGCATGAAAGCATTAAACGATATCCGGGATATGCTGTGCGAGGAACTAGACGAGCTGGCCCGCAAGGGCGAGCTGGGCGCCGGTGATCTGGAGATCATCCACAAGGCCGTTTCTTCCATCAAGAACATCGACAAGATCGAAATGTACGACGGCGGCTATTCCCGCAGCGGCGATTGGGACGCCAACATTCGCGGCACTTACGGGCGGGGCAGTTCTTACCGTGGCCGCCACCGCGATTCTATGGGCCGATACAGCCGCGATGATGCCCGCGAGCACATGCGCCGCCAGTTGCAGGACATGATCCGCGACACCGACGATGACAGTATGCGTGAGGCCCTGCGGCGCTGCATGACGCAGATGGAGACCATGTAAGGGGGTGAACCCCCGTGATCGACGAGAAGGAATTGCAGCTTTGGATCAGCAGGCTTGAAACCGAAGAATCCAGCTGGAGCAACTATGAAAAATTGGCCGCGTTATACACCATTGCCAATCAGCACAAAAAGGTAGGCTTGCCGGAAATGCCTGCCATGTACTCCACTGCGCCCGCGCCGGAAGTTCAGTTGGTAGGCGAGTACGGCGACAGCCCGTTTTTACAGGCAGTCGCCAAAGTGTCGCCAGAAAAGGCATGGGGCGTGATGGACGAGTTGATGGATGCGTTGATCATTTCAAACAGCCGTGTGTACAACAGCGTAATGGCAAAACTGGGGCGGTAAAATTGTTAGTAATTTGTTAGTTACCCAGCGAAAACGCACAGAAACACTCAAACATTTTCAAGGGAATAGTTTGCAATATCGCTGCGTATTTCTGGAAAATGTCACCTTGTGCCTATTTATATAACGCCACTATGCTTGACGTGCATGGGGTCACAGGTTCGAGTCCTGTACCGCGCACCATGAAAAACCTCGTAACCATGCGGGTTACGAGGTTTTTTCTTTTCCCTTTGAATTCTGACTTGTTCGTAACGTGTTAGTAACCGCGTTGACCAGCGTTTCGGCGTCGATGTGGGTGTAAACGTCTGCTGTGGTCGAATATTTAGCATGACCGAGAATTTTTTGAAGTATTTCAGGGGCAAGACCTTCCTTGACCGCGCGGGTGGCGTACGTGTGCCGCGTGGCATGTGGGGTCTTTTTTTCTATTTTAAGCTTTTCCAGCAGCGGGTAATAATCTCGCTTGCGGAAATTTGCGGGAACTTTTTGCCCCGTATAGCCAGAAATTAGCAAACTGCCCTTTGCTTTTTTTGCAAAATATGCAAAATAGTCCTTTGCTTCCGGGCGAATTGGTATAACACGGTTCCGCCCGGCTTCTGTTTTTTCACCGCCGATCACATAATCGCCGTGATAATCTTTCAGCGGTAGGCTAAACAATTCACCAATGCGCATACCGGTAGCGAGAAGCATCAGGACGATCTTTGCGGTATCGCTGCCGTCCTTCTCCAGCTTTTTAATTTCGGAGTCAGTAAATATCTCTTTCTCTTTTTTGACGTTTTCCGGGAGCTTCACAAACCGGGCAAAGTTAGTGGTGCAAATTTCTTCCCGCACGGCCCATGTGGACATCTGGGTAATGAGCTGCTTATGCTTGCTCACGGTTGAATGGCTTTTGTCCATGTACTTATCAAGGACGGCTTGAAAATCTGCGGCGCGAAGGTCGCGAAACTTCCGGTCGTGCAGCGGCTTAAACACCTTATAGGCAAGATCATAAGACGCTGTGCCCATTTCTCCAATTTCGCGGTAATGCTCTTTTTTCCACTCCGTAAACACTTCGGCGAACGTCATGTTGTAACGCTCCGTTACGTTTTTCCCCGAAAGCTTTTCTAAGGCCGCAAGAGCGTCCGTTTTCTTCTCGTAGTATCCAACGACGACCTTGTTTTTTGCGGCCACCCACGGCCTTGTACGGCGGCCTGAGAGCTTATAAACAGTCCCGGCTCCGTTGGGACGCTTCAACGCCTTGCGGGGCGCTGTGGCCTGTTTCTTGCCGCACCAGGGGCAAAACACCGCGCCGTCCGGTATTTCTTTTTTGCAGCTCCTACATTCCATGTCTATTTTTCCTTCGGTGCAATAAATTTACCGTATCGCAGGGCGGAGAACAACGCGGAGGACATGACGCCAATGGCGATGGCCACCAGGGCGATGATGCCCCACGCGCCGGCGCCCACATGGCCGCCCTGGATGAGACCCGCGTCCTTGATGCGGAAATCCACCACGATATAGAAAATCAGCGTCACCGAGAGGACGGCACACAGAAAGGACAGGACAAGGATCGTCGACAGGCGGCTTTTGTCCAATTCTTTCCGCAGGCCGTTGACCTCGGTCAGGCGCTGGTTTTCGCTATTCATATGATCCTCTTTCAGTTGCCGCCGCAGCCGCGCTTCGGCGTCCTCGGCGGGTGTAATACAAAGGCACTCGTCGATAGAGACGCCCAGGAATCTGCAGATCAGCCCGGCGTAGACAAGGCCGGGTACCTTGCTGGTGGCCGCGAAAAAGTTCTTGACGCTGGACAGGGGGATGCCTGTTGCATCGGCGATGTCCTGGTTGGTGTAGCCGAGACGGTCTCGCGCCTCTCGGCATTTTTCTTGCAACTTTTGTACCATTTTCTCCCCTTCTACCCATTTCTGGGTCGGCCCGGCCCAAATCTTGGCCGTCGAGCCCTGTCGAAAGCCAAGATTCGGGCTTGACCTACCCAAGTTGTTTTTGCTACCCTGTTTTTGCACGGCGGGCATGGTGGGTGCCCGCCGGGAAAAGCCCTCCGCCGTTGTTGCGGAGACGGCGGAGGGCTACACAGTTATTCAATCGTCCACGAATTGCCGCATTGCTGGCAAAGACAAATCTTTTCATTCTCAAACTTGGTCTTTTCGCTTCCTTTTGACTTCTTCCAGACAAGGTTTGACATTCCCAGCGTGCAAACGGCGGTAAGCCCTCTTGCTGCATTGTTTATATGTCCACCAAAACCAACGCCGTGCTTCTTCGTTTTACCGGCGACCTGCTGAATTGAGATCGTTACATTTTCACTTCCACAATTAGGACAAACCATATTCATTACTCCCTTTTGTTGTAATATTTGCGTGATTTTTCGCCTGTGTTTATTCTAACATCAGGAGTTTGCAACCTCAACACTGATTTTGCACAAAAAACGCCTAAAATTTTGACAGAAATGGAGAAAATTATGAACGGAAGAACAGAAGCGACAAAAAACGACATTCTTCAACTTTTGGAAAATGCAACGCCGGAACAAATTGATTTGGTGTGGCGATTCTTACATGCAATGTCTACATAAGAAAAAGCATCCCGTGGCGATTACTCGCCACGGGACATTTTTTTTGCAATCTCGTCCAGCAGCTTCCATTCTTCAACGTCAAGTTTGCTGATAATTGAGATAAATCGTTTTCTTGGCGCATCGTCCGGGTCTTTCATGATCCGCCCCAGAAACTCCGCGATCTCCTGATTACGCGTCAGCTTCTGCATCATTTCACCCTCGCCGGTGCGCAGCCATTCTTCGCTTACATTAAATTCTTTGCAGATGAGCCGCATAAACGGTTCGTTTAACTCGGTCTTTTCTCCTTCGAGGTTTGTAATAACCCCTCTTGTTGCGCCGAGCCGTTCTGCAAATGCTGTCTGAGATAATCCGGCATTTTTGCGTACCATCTTGATTCTTTCGCCGATCGTCATTGTTTCACCTCCTGTAACTATTATACACATTATAATTGTATTGTCAAGACAAAAATAAGGCAAAAAAAGATTAAAAATGTATTGACAAGGCAAAAACAGGATGCTATAATGTAGCCACACTACAAAACGACGGAAAACTTGTCGTGGGGACACGGAGGTGAAAATATGCCGGAAGAAACCAAGCGGGCGCTTGAAAGCTTGAACAAGAGCGCGGATAAGCTCACACCGGAGCAGCTTCAGCGCATCAGCGATATCGCATACGGCATGAGCCTTGTAAAAGAGGCTCGTGCCGATGACAACGGACAAGCTGGCGAAAATGAGCGGCAGGCGTAAATACAACCCGCAGTGGCGCGTTTTTGTTTGCTCAATCTGCGGAGAGAAAGTTGCGGCCCCCAAAAAACGCAGATATCAAACGGCAGTCGGCCACATTAAGCACATGTATTGTTTCAGGTGCCAGTACACCACGGAGCATATACAAATTGAATGATTCTGGAGGTGAAAGAATGAGTTTTCGCAGTGCTCGACAGGCCGCCGGTCTGACCGTCCGGCAGGTGGTTGAGAAGCTCAAGGTGTCCGATGCGGCGGTCTACATGTGGGAAACCGGACAGCAGTTCCCGCGCGGCAGCCGTATGAAGGAGATCTCAGACCTGTACGGCTGCACGGTGGACGAACTGTTGAAGAAAGACGAATGACAAGGAGAATGAATGATGAAGTACAGCAACCCCGAATATCAGGCGCTTGAGCGGGAGTTTCTGGCCCGGCCTGACGCGTTGTGCGAACACAAGAACCCGCTGGAATGCGATTGCAAGAACTGCCCGTGCCGTGACCTGTGCGAGCAGCTGTGCAATTACTAAAAAAAGCGCCCCGTTCGGTGTGGGAGACCGAACAGGGCGAGGAAATGGAAACACAATCCCTCGTGTTTGCCCTATTGTAACACAGGGGCGAAAGAAAGGCAAGAGACATGATCGAAACATTGAGTTTGAATCAGACGGCGGAGTATTTGCGCGGCCACGGCCTCAAGATTGGTAACGTGGTGCTGGCAAACGGACTGGAACAAGGCAAGTTTGAGTTTGGCTTCTGCATCGTCAACGACCAGGGCCGACGGTCGTTCCAGATCTTCCGGGCGCTGCTGGACAAATGGATCGCAGAAAGGACGGTGTAAACATGATCGCCTACATCATGATCTATATCGGGGCGCTGACCGTGGCCGTGAAGTTCATGCACCTGATCGACCGGCTGGAAGGGCGGCGGTGATGAGCGGCAAGAGAAACGCCTATCAGAAGGCGTATTACGCGGCCAACAAGCCGTATTTTGCCGCGTACCGCAGGGAAAATTCCGTGCTGATCGCCAAGTATGCCAGCGGATATTACCGGGAGAATCAGCGCCGGTATGCGGAGGGACAGCGGTTTTTGCAAGAGGCCCGCATGCGTCTGGGCTGGTCACAGGCCGCCGTAGCCGCAGATGTGGGCGTGAGTCAGGCGACGATCACACGGCTGGAGACCGGGGCGCAGCCGCTGGAGACCTTCCGCAAGCGGGACAAGCTGCTGGAGGTGCTGGGGGTGGCGGGATGAGCGTGATGCTGGAACATCAGGTGACACCGCAAAGCCCCTGTACGCCGGACTGCCCGGACAGAAGCGGCGACTGCATGCTGCATTGCTCCCACGGATACGCCGCGTATCGGGCGGCGCGGATCGCCAGCGCCGGAAAACGGCAGGCGTCTGTGAAGAAGGCCAGAATGGCTCACAGACACAAGAGATGATTTTGCGGGTAACGCCCGCTGAAAAAGGAGGAATTATTTTGCAGATCGAAAATCGAGAAGAAGCCCAGCGGTCTATCTTGCAGATGTGCCGGGGCGCCTTTCAGGAGCGCGTGGACTACGAGATGCCGCACCTGATGGAAAACATCTTCGACCCCAACACAGCTGCCAAGACAAAGCGCAAAGTGACCATCACGCTGGAGCTTTGCCCCGACGACACCCGCCAGAACATTGTGGTCAACTGCTTGGTCAAGACGACGCTGGCCCCGTCCAACCCCGCTACCACGATGCTGTACGCCGTGGACGAGCATACGGTGGTGGAGATGGTGCCGCAGATTCCCGGCCAGATTGCCGTTGACGGCAGCGAACAGGAAGCACCGGCCCGCTTGAAGCTGGTCAATTTTGAATAAAAAGGAGAAAGAATCATGTTGAAGGAAGCCATTGAAAAGATCGAGGAACTGGCAAAGCCGATCATTCTGGACAAGGATGGTTGCACCTACGCCGTGAACAAAGACGGCGAAGCGCAGGAGATCATCCCGGAGGCGGTCTATCAGAGCTGCCTGTCTCTGAACAGTCTGGACGCGCTGGTGCAGATGGTCAGGACGGAGGGCGTCAGCGTTGATCGCTGTGCGGACAAGCTGTATCTGTCCGTGAAGGATCACATGACCGTGGCCTGCTTTGGCCATCCGCAGAAGGACTTGCGGGAGGAGCGTATTTTCTACTACGCGGCGCAGGCAAAGGACGTTCCCGGCTGGGACGGCGAGGTGAAGATGGCCTTTGACAAGGCGGCTGTGGCCTTGCAGACCCGCTTTCAGGATGGCGGCGACCGCGATTACACGCTGACGCTGCTGAGCCAGATCACTTGCGGCGCGAAGGTCACATACAACGACATTGGCGTTGCGACGACGGTGGTCACGCAGAAGGGCGTAAGCCTCCAGCAGAACAGCACTATCCGCCCGCTGGTGAAGCTGCGGCCTTACCGCACCTTCCAAGAGGTGGAGCAGCCGGAGGGCCTGTTCCTGATCCGCATTGACGAGCGGGGCATTACCTTTACCGAGGCGGACGGCGGCATGTGGAAGCTGGCGGCCCGCAAGACCATCAAGGCATATCTGGAGGAAGCGCTGAAGGACATGATCGACGACGGCCGTGTGGTCGTGATGATGTAAGTAAAAAAAGCCCCGGCGGAGCTGGCACTCCGTCGGGGCGGGCAAAACCCCTGAAAAAGATTTTACAGGAACAGTTTACCGCCCTTTGGGGCGGATGTCAAGGAGAAACGTATGTACCGATGCAATACGACCGGGCGGGAGTTTGAGGAACCCCGGTACGATCCCGACTTCTGGAACAAAGGCCACGGGGCGAAGGTGTGTCCCTGCTGCGGCGACACCGACTTTGAAGAGGTCTATCCCTGCGATATCTGCGACAGCTATTCCAGCTGGGATGAATGCGGTTTTGTAGAGCACTACCAGACATGGTATCTCTGCCCGGACTGTCGGAGGATCGCCATCATCAACCTGTTTGAAAAAGGCGCTCAGGAGTTGGGCGACACGGAAGGGGCTTGGCTGGACGACGTGCTGGACGGCAACAGCTGGGCGGATTTGAAGAAAATTTATGAGGAGGCAAAGAAAAATGGCACTGTTACCCTTTGAAGAACTGATTAAGGTCGATGTACGGCCTTTCTGCGAGACGCGGAAGGCCAAGGACGACAACGGAAACGTGGTGGATATCCCCTATCTGAATTGGGCCAAGTGCGTGAAGCTGCTGCACGAGCATGGCGCAAAGGACGTATGGTTCACGCCCCGCGTCTGCCCGGAGACGAAAACCTATCTATGGCCGCAAGCGGACGTGACCACCCGGAAGGGCTACAAGACGCAATGCTGGTTCGTCAGCGTGGAGATCCATATTGACGAGCTGGTGTTCAACATGGACACGCCGCTGCTGAACGGGGCGCTGGTGGTCTATGAGGACACGCTGAACCAGCTGCGTATTTCCAACGCGCAGGCCCGCGCCTTCGTGAAGGGTGTGGGCCTGCGGACGGGGCTGGGCTTCGACCTGTGGGCCGAGAGCGGCGACGGGGACGACGGCGAGGACGATCTGAGCCGCCACAGCATCTGGGCCATCCGGGAGCGGCTGGAGCGGGCCATTACCGCCAAGGAAAAGGCGGGGCTGGATCACAAAGACCTGCTGGCCGCCCTGCGGATCAACGACAAGCAGCTGAACCAGCTGATGGGCTACTTCGCCAAGCTGGACGGCCTTGAGAAAGCGGTGAGCAAGCTGTGATCCACGATCAGGACAGGAGCGGGTGGTTCGGGGCATCGGACACGGCCACCATCATGGGATCGTGGGAGACGGAGACGTTCCGAAAGTGGTGGGCGGTGAAGCTGGGCATCCGGCAGGATCACTACACCAACGCCGCCATGCAGGCGGGCACGGCCTATGAACACAAGATTCTGGACGCGCTGGGGGTAAAGACCCGCGACCGCCAGATTAAGGTTTACGCCCTGCGGCTGCGGGTGAACTACGACGGGGACGATGCACAGACCGTTACGGAGGTCAAGACCTACAGCAAGGCTCCCTTTAAGGTGAGCCGCGCCTACTGGATGCAGTGTCAGGTGGAGATGTTTGCCAGTGGGTGGGGCCTGCGGCGGCGGAAGATGTGCCGGATCGCGGCCTATCCGGTCGGCGAGGCGGAGAAGCAGAACTTCTTTTTGCCTGTCGATCCCGGCAGGATCAGCCTGTGGCCCGTGGAGTACGATGAGACGTGGGTGGAGGAGAAGTATCTGCCCCGCCTGCGGTATCTGGCCACGTGCCTGAAAATAGGCCGGTGGCCCCGAAAGGAGGAAGTGCCATGCAGCAGGTGACGGTGGACGCCGCACGGTGGCTGCGGGACGGCGACGGGTCGTGGCTGGCCTTCCGGGTGGGCAGCGACAAGACGGCCATGAACGTATGCGACAGCCTGAAAGCCGGGAAGGAATACAACCTGACGTTGAAGCGCAAGGGCCGCAGTCTGGACGCCAACGCCTATTTCTGGGTACTGGTGAACCGGCTGGCGGACAAGCTGAAGATCGAGCCGGAGGGCATCTACCGGACATATATCCCGGATATCGGCGGCGGCTATGAAGTGGTGCCGGTGCGGGAGGATCGCATTGACGCATGGGAAAAGGTCTGGTGCAGCGGCCATATTGGCCGGATGATCGAGGACATGGGGCCGTGCCGCAACATCAAGGGCTATCACACTGTCCGGTCTTACCTATCTTCCAGCGATTACGACACGGCTCAGATGTCACAGCTCATTGAGTTGGTGGTGGCGGACTGCAAACAAAATGGCATCGAAACTATGACGCCCAGAGAGCTGGACGCGCTTGTGTCCCGGTGGGGTGAGGTGAGCGTATGAGCGCGGCAAAAATCTATACTGCCCACGGAAAGTCCCTGACCATGCGGCAATGGGCGAAGGAACTGAATCTGCCGCAAAAGACGCTGCGGAATCGGCTGGACAGGGGGTGGACGCCGGAAGCGACCTTCACACCGGGAAAGCAGCTGCACCGGGGCGGCACAACAGGTTCGCGCCGCACTGACCACACAGGAGAGCGGCACGGGATGCTGGTGGTCGACCACTGCCTCGGATCGGGGCCGGATGGGCCGAAATGGCTCTGCGTGTGCGACTGCGGCAAGACGCGGGTGGTACTGGAGCGGAATCTGAGAGGCGCATACAGCTGCGGCTGTAAGGCGAGGAGAAAGGCAGACCGCCGCCCCGGCCATCCACAACCATGTTGGACGTGCCGGAACTACGCCGGAGGGTGCAGTTGGTCGCAGAAGTACCCGGAGCCTGTGAAGGGCTGGGACGCGACCCCCACCACGAAATATCAGGGGAATGCGGGAGAGGTCACATCTTTCGCCATCCATTACTGCCCGGAGTATGTACCTGACGGAACGGAGGTGCTGGTGAATGGGTGAAATTTGGAAACCCGTTCCTGGTTATGAAGGGGCTTACGAAATAAGCAATATGGGACGGTTGCGCTCACTAACGAGAACGCGGATTGTAAATAATTGCCACGGTGGGACTTCGCCGCGAACGGATAAAGGACACGTTTTGGCGCCAGGAAACAACGGAAACGGGTACGCCTATGTGTCACTCCGCGATAATGGAGTAAGGACTAATTATTATGTTCATCGCCTTGTAGCGGAAGTGTTTCTTGATAAACCGGAAGGGGAAAACTTGGTTGTCGATCACCGCGATCACAACAGGAGCAATAATGTGGTAAATAACTTGGAGTGGGTTACGCAAAAAGAAAATGTCGGTCGATCGAGGCATCTTATGCGTCACCAAAAAGGCCGCTATAGACCATCATCAACCGGGGAGAAATACATAATTCGCTACAAAAAAGGATATCGCGTGAATATCAAGTGGGCGAAAACAAGCAGAGATTTTAAGAACCTATCTGATGCGATTCGGTTCAGAAATGAGGTGATAAACGGTGCCAAATAACAGGAAATGTTTTCTTTGCGGAAGATGTGACGCAAGCGATCCATTAGAACGGCACCATTAGCCACATATTTGGTGCAGCATATCGCAAGAAAAGCGAAAAATACGGCCTTGTGGTCTATCTATGCGGCAACAGGTGCCACAGGAACGGAAAGACGGCAGTACACCGCAGCGGCGAACAAATGCGCAGGCTGCGGCGATACGGACAGCTAAAGGCCATGCAGGAGCATGGCTGGACGGAAGATGATTTCCGGCGCGAGTTCGGGAAATCGTACTTATAGGAGGGCTTATGACACAGTGCGACAGAATTCTTGAGTATATGGAGACGGTAGGCCCCATTACACAGTTGGACGCCGCCCGCGAGTTTGGCTGCTACCGTCTGGGCGCGAGAATCTGGGACTTACGCCACGCAGGACACGCCATCAGCAAGCGGACAGTGACAAACAAGAACCGATACGGCGAGAGCGTGAGCTTCGCCGAATACAGACTGGAGGATAAGAAATGCTGAACAAGATTTTCATCATGGGTCGCCTGACCCGTGATCCGGAGCTTCGGCGGACGCAGAACGGTACGGCGGTGGCCGGGTTCGCGCTGGCGGTTGACCGGGATTTTAAGAACGCCGACGGCACCAAGGAGACGGACTTCATCGAGGTGGTGGCATGGCGCAGCAGCGCCGAGTTCGTCAGCAAGTACTTCACCAAAGGTCGTATGGCCATCGTGGAGGGCCGGTTGCAGATTCGTGACTGGACGGACAAGAACGGCAACAAGCGCCGCAATGCAGAGGTCGTGGCCGACAACGTGTACTTCGGCGACAGCAAGAAGGAGTACGGCGGCGACTATGGCGGCGCTCCTGTTGGCGGCTACAAGGCGGCAGGCAAGGCCGTGGACGTGGAGCCGGACACGGGAGACTTTGCCGAGGTCGAGGACGAAGAAGATTTGCCGTTTTGAAGCAAATGTGGGAGGAAAGGAACAACACAGCGGGGTGTATCGTGGGCGCGAACCGTGACGGCTGGCCGAAATCGAGCCAGCGCACGACGGCGGCGAGCGCGAAAATCCCCCTTTGTCCCCCTTCCTTTCCCCCACACCCCCTATCTATCCCCCTATATCCCCCTTACACACCCACAACAAGAGAGATATTTCTTCTTGTGGGGGGGTGGTGTATAGAGGGCAGTACGGGAGAAGGAGAGAACATGACGAAAGAAGAATTTGAACAGGTTTTCACGGCGCTTGGGCTGTTCTGGCCGCGTGAAACCGTTTCGGACAGCCGGAAGGCGGCGTGGTGGCTGGCGCTGAAGCCGTACCCCTATCAGGGCGGCGTGCGGGAGAAGATCATTGCCTATGCCCGGTCGCCGAAAGGGAACTTTTTTCCGGATGTGGCGAACCTGACGGCAGGTCTGACGCCGGAGATCTCGGAGCCGGAGAAGTCCGGGCCGGACTGGATCGACGAGCTGCTGGAGAAACTGCCGCCCCACACGCCTGACCCGATTACCCGATATGCCTCCGAGCATGGGATCACCTGGGGCGAGGCGAAAAAGGCGTTGGAGGGCCGGACATGAGCAGAGAATCATTCATCATCCGCTATCCGGACACCGACGCCGGAAAGAAGGCGTGGAACAAGGCATATGGGCTGAATGCTATCTATGCGGGAAAGCACTGGTCGAAGCGGCGGGACGACGCGAGACTGTGGCACACGCTGACGGTGAGCGCTATCAACGCCGCCCACATTCGCAAGCGGCCTTTTGAAAGGCCTGTAGTACTGACCTTCCAGTGGAATGACAGGCTGGATTGCTCCAACCACGCTTACATGGCGAAGCTGATCGAGGACGGCATGAAGGGTATTTTGCTCCACGACGACAGCCGCCGGTGGGTGAAAGGCATTGAGCATTATTTCCACGACAAGCCCTACATACGTGTGACGATCACGGAGGTGGAGACGACGTGAAAAGTGGGATATGGAAAGTGGAGGTGGCGCGGCTGTGCTGGGCCTGCCAGATAGACATGATCCCCGAGTATATTATCCAGCCTACCCGCGAACAGCGGCGTGACCCGGTGAAGGATCGCTGGGAGAGCGGCGTATGTGAGCGCTGTGGACGGAAACAGAGCATGACAAAACTGCGCCGGTACACCATGAACCGGGCCGGGCTGGTGGCAAGGGGGCGAGAAAATGGATAAGCAGCATCTATCCCGTGATGAGCGGCTGATTATGCAAGGCCGCTTGAAGGGAACGCAGGAAAACATGGACATGGTGGCGATGGTGCTGATGGACAAATGCGGATGGCACGTCTTTGAGGAGACATCGGACAGCCGGGACACCCACAGCATCGCGTATCTGTATGAGTGCTTGGAGAAGCTGGCGGTGGAGATCAACGAGGGCCGCATCAAGCGGAAGCACATCAAGGATGTGCTGAAGGACGAGTGCGGCGTGGTGTTTGGAGATTGAGATGAAAGTTTTAGTTGCGTGTGAAGAAAGCCAAGAGGTGTGCAAGGCGTTTCGCGAGTTGGGGCATGAAGCATATTCCTGCGACATACAGGAGCCGTCTGGCGGACATCCGGAGTGGCACATTTTAGGCGATGCCCTCGAGGCCATTGAGGGGGGGCAAGTGACCACGATGGACGGGCAGACGCATGATGTGGGGCGGTGGGATATGATTATTGCTTTCCCGCCTTGCACCAAAACCAGCAACGCCGGAGCGCGGCACTTGTATAGGGGCGGCAAGCTCAATATCAAGAGGTATTATGAGGGCTTGTGCGGCAAAGCGCTGTTTTTAGCTATTTTGGCAGCGGATTGTGAAAAAGTTGTGATTGAGAACCCGACGCCGAGTAAAGTCTTTGAGTATCCAGAGCCAACCCAAGCCATACAGCCCTATCAATACGGACACCCGTTTAGCAAAAAAACCTTGCTGTGGGAGCGTGGTGTCCAGCCGTTGGAGCCGACCAATATTGTTGAGCCGACAGCAACATGGTGTCCGAGCGGCAGCTATAGTTATAAGCATGGGGAACAGCATAAAGGTATGTTTACCACGGATAGGGCCAAAAACCGCGCAAAGACCTTTCCCGGCATCGCCAAAGCAATGGCAGAGCAATGGGGCGGCAATGTGAGAGGAGGAATGACATGACAAGAGATGAGATCGTGACCGCGCTGCGGTGCTGTGCAGAACCGGGGCGAGACTGCGAAGAAGATTGCCCAATGAACGAGATAAGCCGTGAGCCGTGTCGTAAAGTATTGGCTCCGGCCGCCGCTGACCTGATCGAGAACCAGCAGCGGGAGATAGAAGCGCTGCGGCAGGCCAATGAGGGGCTGCGGTTTAATCTGGCGGCGTTAAGTACGCCGGAGGGAAAAAGATGAAAGAGATTATCACACTATTCATCATTGTATTTGGCGTATCGTTTGTCGTAATTTATAACATTTTTGGAGGTAAAAAGTCATGAAAAAAGGTATCGCTATTGCTGTTTCCGCCGTGCTGGCGGTGGTTGTTGCTGTTTTCTGCATCATCTGCCTGACAAGAATCAAGGTGGGCTATGTGGGCGTTGTGTATTCCGCAAAGGGCGTGGAGCAAAACACGCTGACACAGGGCTGGCATTGGCTATCACCATTGAAGCACGTCAAGCAGTTTCCCGTTAGTCAGCAGCAGATTGTTTTTTCCGACGATCCATCTGACTACAACACAGACGAACATGCAGATTGGCATATTGATGCCCCTGCCAACGGCGGCATGGTGGGCATTAACCTGACGGTCAACTACAATTTCCTGCCTGACCGCGTGGTGAGCCTGTACGAGAAATTTAACGGCATGGACGGAGAGGCCATTGTAGAGGGTCGCGTGCAGAACAGCATTATTGCCTATGTGAAGGAAGTTACCCCCAGATTTTCCGTTATGGACATCTATTCCGACAAAAAGTCAGAGGTAAACAAGGCTATTACCGACTACCTGAATGAGAAACTTAGTACCGAGTATGGTATCAACGTGTCCAGTGCCCTGATCATTGACGTGGAACTGGATTCCGCGTTGCAGGAAAAGGTACGGGCAAAAGAGCAGGCCAAGCAGGATGCAGAGATCGCAGAACTTGCCAAACAGACGGCGGAAGCGCAGGCAGAAACAAATCGCGTTATCGCTGAATCTGAGGCTGCTGTAAAGATCATTGAGGCGGAAGCTGAGGCAAAAGCCAACAAGACCATTGCGGAATCCATTACGCCGGAGCTAATCCAGATGAAGGAAGCGGAGGCGCGTCTCAAGCATGGCTGGGTGACTGTACAGGGCGCTGATACGGTGGTGACCGCAAAATGATACTACACGATAACGCAATTTGTCAGGCGGCGCTGGAAACCTTCGGGAAGGAATTACAGGTGACAATGGCCATCGAGGAAATGAGCGAACTGGCAAAAGAACTCTGCAAGCGCTGTCGTGGCCGGGACAACGTGGAAGCCATTGCAGAGGAGATCGCAGACGTGCAGATCATGCTTCAGCAGTTGGTGATTCTGTTTGACTGCAAGGAGACTGTGGACAAGTACCGCCAGTACAAGCTGGAACGGCTGGCGGGGCGGATTGAGGAGGTGAAGGGATGAGCAATAAACAGACCATCATGCAATTAGCCAACGAGGTTATCAGATACCTAAACGCCTGTGCCGATGAGGCTTTTGTTGAAAGCGTTTTGGAGTGTATCAATGACGGCGTGGAGTTCGGCGAGGACGAGATTAGGGAGGTGGAGTGATGGCGAAGTACATTGACCAGTCTGTAGCGATTGCGCGGCTGACCCATATAGAAGTGACAAAGCCCACGGCTACCATGACGGATGCCAAGCGCGCACTGGCGGATATGTTTCCGGCTGACGTGGCGTCGGTGGTGCATGGGCGGTGGATACGACCGCACTGGAAGAACAATAATTATTGCTGTGACTGTTCGGAGTGCGGCGGGGAAGCGATGCACAGAGACTATCAGTGGCATAAAAATGGCGTATATCCTATCTGCCCCAACTGCGGCGCAAAGATGGACTGAGGTGCAGACGATGCCAGCGTGTAAAGTTTGTGGCAGATGGTTTGCAAAAATCCGAGACGACGAGGAACTTTGCGATAAGTGCGGGACAGCATTGATCCGATTGTCTGGTTATGCCGTGTCGGTGGTGCAGTGCAAGGACTGCCGATACTTCAAAATGTATAAATGCCGAATGGGGTACAGCAATCATGACGACTTCTGTTCCCACGGTGAGAGAAAGGAGGAATAGCGTCATAAAACAAATGAAACCAACGACAAATGACCGTATTATTGCCGCTGCGTGGGTGCTGCTGATACTGGCGGCGGCGCTGGTGGTGCTGATCGGCTTTTCTGCAAAGGAGCCGGAGCGCGAGGAGCGCACGATTCTGGTGATCGAGGGTGGCCCGCACGAAGAAGCATACGAAGACCCGGACGAAGCGGAGAAAAGCGCGGAGGCGGTGATTGCCGCCATCGGCACAGACCGGGAGTTTGAGACATTCGGCTACGACGTGACGCGAGTTCTCCAGATCGTTACGGCAGAAGCGGGAAACGATGCCGACCAGTGCCGTGGCATTGTACAAGCACTGTTTAACGCATGCAATCGCCACAGGAACCGCTACACGCCGGAGGACGTACGCAGGGAGTATCAGTATACCACACCGGCAAGCTGGGTGTCTGACGCGGCGCGAAACGCCTTTTGCGAGGTGTTTGTGTACGGTGAGACATTTACCGACATCGGCAATGCGACGGTGTTTTATAATCCCCAGATCGCCGGAAACAGCGAATACCACGAGGGGCAGATATATGTTTGCAGCATTGGAGATGTGAAATATTTTGAGGAAGTGTAAATGAAAAAGATTGAATATATCAAGAAGCAAGACGCAATTGACGCTATTGTTGCAAGCAACCGCAACGTAGATGTTGATGGGTTGACTGCGATAATGAAAGTCTCGCCTGCCGTAGTTTTGTGCAAGGACTGCATTTTTTGGGAAAAAGGAACGAGGGACGATGGTTTTTGCTTTAGCCGCTATGTGGTGTGCGGAAGCTTGACGCCGCGCAGAAACCCCACAGACTTTTGTAGCTACGGAGAGCGCAAAGAGCCAAATGTGTAATGGATAAATGGATTATACGCGACAAGTCCACAGAGGGAAAAGATTGGCCCAAATGGGCGATACGGATCGAGTGCCCCTACTGTGGCCTTGTGACGGGCAGCAAAAGCAATTACTGCCCACAATGCGGAAAGGAGTTGATACGGCGTGAACCAAGCTGACATCGACCGCCAAATCAAGGCGCTGGATGAGGCGAAACAAACCATATTGGCGCTTTGGGGGCGCTATCAGGCGAGGGATAAGCTTGTGGATGAACTGGAAAATGAAATCTATAAACTGAAATGCAGCAAAAGTGTTTAATTAGAATAACTACTTTAGAAAATCCGCGTTTTTGCACTATAAACATTGCAAAAAGTGTGGTACAATAGTTATGAGGACGTGCAGCCTTACAGCACCTCCATTCGTTTGTTTTAACTGCATTCATTTTTCATTCTCCCTCCTTTTTGTGGCCCGTCGTTGCACGGCGGCGGGCACACACGGCATTGTAGCTCAGTTGGAAGAGCGCACGGAGGAAACCGCCACCGATGGACGATGCAGGGTTCGATTCCCGCCAATGCCTCCACAGTCCTGTAGGACATCTTTTTCCTTTCAACCGCTTACCCGCCAGCGGTATATGACGGGTATACGCCGGACTGCGTGAGCTACCCCACGATCAGGGGCGGGAGGTCGCGCCTCCCATCCGGCCACAGTGTGCCGACACATAGAAAACGGCTGGCCAATACGGAGCCTGTAGAGACAGAATCCGCGACGAAAAAAGCGGTGCGGCACTACCGTGGGCAAGTGGCATAGCGTCCCGCCCGAAAGTGTGCCAGAACATTGAAGCGGTAGGCGCTCCGCCATGCGTTTACCGTGGAGTTCCGAAGGGTTGTGCGTATTCCTCAAGGCTGATAGGCGGAAGCCGAAAGAAAACGCACTATATGCGGCATAGGTGCCCCGTAAGGGGAGACCACAGCGAGTGACGGGGGCTTTCCCTGAAGCGCTAAAGCAGGGCAGGACTGCAATGCCGTACCAGTCACACAAGCGGGCGAGGAAGCGCGAGAAGTTAAGTGCACACAAGCTGTGGCCACAGCGGCGGACAGTTAATCCGCAAAAACAGTGTGCGGCTGATGAAAAGGCGCAGCGCGGTGTGATTGCGCTGACAGACCGCTGTATGGGATGCGTCTCAAATAGTCTGCTTACTGCAAAGGATTTCGCCGTGGTGGATGCTATGTATGCTTGCGGGGCACATAGCTCACGGCGGGAACATATTAGGTGAGGCGAAAGCCGGGTACAGACGTGCCAATGACAAAGGCCAGTGGTGGGAGGCCGGTGCGTCAGACAAAGGAGGCCACATGGAAGTAAAAAACAAGCGGCTGTCGGATATTATTCCGTATGCTGCAAATGCCAAGAAGCACGATAGACGGCAAATCAACAATGTGGCCGAAAGCATTAAACAGTACGGGTTCGTGCAGCCGATTGTAATTGACCGCGACGGCGTTATCGTAATCGGGCATTGCCGCGCTCTGGCAGCGCAGAAGCTAGGTATGGAAGAAGTACCGTGTGTCTGCGTGGACGATCTCACGCCGGAACAGGTGAACGCCCTGCGGCTGGTGGATAACAAGAGCAACGAGAGCGATTGGGACTTTGACCTGCTGGCTGATGAGCTGCCGGGGCTTGACTTGTCTGCTTTTGACTTTGATTGGGGTCTGCGGGATGAACTCGACACGTCAGTGGTAGAGGACAACTACGATCCCGTTTTACCGGCAGAGCCGAAGAGCAAACTGGGCGATGTGTACCAGCTCGGAGACCATCGCCTTATGTGCGGAGACAGCACGTATTTGACAGACGTACAAAAGCTTGCGGGGGGGGGCACAAATGGATTTGTTGCTTACCGATCCGCCTTACAATGTGGACTATAAGGGCACCGCCGGTAAGATCAAAAACGACAACATGGAAGACACGGCATTTAGGCGGTTTTTGACGAATGCATTTTTTAACGCAGCAATGGTTATGAAGCCTGGCGCACCGTTTTATATTTGGCATGCTGATAGCGAGGGGTACAACTTTAGGGGCGCGTGCAAAGATGCGATGCTTCGCGTGCGCCAGTGCTTGATCTGGGTAAAAAATTCGCTTGTGATGGGAAGGCAAGACTTTCAGTGGAAACATGAGCCTTGCCTGTACGGTGAAAACGAAATTGAGGACGATGCTCACGAGCCGTGCCTTTACGGATGGAAAGACGGGCACAAGCACTATTTTTTCAAAAACAGGAAGCAGACCACGGTGCTCAATTTTGATAAGCCGGTTAAGTCTGCGGAGCACCCAACAATGAAGCCCATCAAACTGTTTGATTATCAGATGCAGTGTTCCAGCAAGCCGGGAGAAAATGTTCTTGACCTGTTTGCTGGTTCCGGCACCACCATTATGGCGGCAGAGCAGAACGGAAGAAACGCATACTGCATGGAGTTTGACCCAAAGTATGCCGATGTAATTATTGATCGCTGGGAAAAGTTCACGGGCAAAAAGGCGGTGTTGATCAATGACGATTGAGGAAGCACAGGCCATAATGCAAAAAACAACCAGTCCCTACTTGAAGCGGGACATGGAGAAGTTTATCAAACGCCAGCGGAGAAAGGAGGGCGCGTATGGCAAGGCCAAGAAAGGAAATAGATCAGAAGCAGTTCGAGAACCTCTGCGGCCTGCAATGCACGCTTGAGGAAATCTGCGGCTGGTTTGACGTGACTGATAAAACACTGGATAGTTGGTGTAAACGCACTTATCATGCCAGTTTTTCCGAGGTATTTAAGCAAAAGCGCGGAGCGGGGAAAATTTCACTGCGCCGGAGTCAGTGGCGATTGGCTGAAAAGAACGCGAATATGGCCATTTGGCTTGGCAAGCAGTACCTTGACCAGAAGGATATTGTTGAGCAGAACATCAACACAGAAGGTGTCAAGGTGATAATTGATGCCTGACATCCGCCTGTCTGAAAAAATCGGCTCTGCGTTCTACGACGTGGCTCACGATGTGTTCCGCCACGGTCATACGCACTACGATTTCAGCGGTGGGCGCGGTTCTCTGAAATCCTCCACGGTGTCTGTACTCGTCCCCCTGCTGCTGATAAACAATCCGGGAACACACGCGCTGGTGCTGCGTAAGGTGGCAAACACGATCCGCGATAGCGTCTATGCGCAGTATATCTGGGCAATCGGTGAGCTGGGTATGGCGGCGTACTGGGAAGCCAAGGTTTCCCCGATGGAGCTGATTTATAAGCCGACGGGGCAGAAGATCATGTTTCGCGGAGCTGATGACCCCATGAAGATTAAGTCTATCAAAGTCCCGTTTGGCTATATCGCCGTGACTCACTTTGAAGAGAAAGACCAGTTTGCCGGACGTGCAGAAATCCGAAACATTTTGCAGTCGACCATGCGCGGCGGCTCGGTGTTTTGGAACTTTGAGAGCTATAACCCGCCGATCTCTCGCGACAACTGGGCAAACAAAGACAGTTTGGAGGAACGCGCTGACCGCCTGTGCCACAAGTCAACGTATCTGCAAGCGCCGCCTGAATGGCTGGGGCAGCAGTTTATTGATGAAGCGGAACACCTCAAGGCCACGGACGAGAGAGCGTACCAGCATGAGTATCTCGGCATTCCGGTCGGCACGGGCGGAAATGTGTTTGAAAATTTGGAGCTGCGAGAAATTACCGACGAAGAAGTTTCGCAGTTTGACCGCATTTATAACGGCGTTGACTGGGGGTATTTCCCCGACCCGTGGGCATTCAACCGTTGCTATTACGACGCTGCAAGACGCACGTTATACATTTTTGCGGAAATGACCGCAAACAAAAAGAGGAACAAAGAAACGGCTGATATGTTGCTTGATTATGGCCTGACCCGCGATGACCTCATCACAGCAGACGGCGCAGAGCCTAAGAGCGTTGCGGACTATCAAAAATTCGGCTTACGCTGCATTAGCGCAAGAAAAGGGCCGGGAAGTATTGATCGCTCTATGCAGTGGTTGCAGGGATTATCAAGCATTGTAATTGACCGCACGAGATGCCCCAAAACGGCAGAAGAATTTATTTCCTATGAGTACGAAAGGAACCGCGATGGAGAGATTATCAGCGGTTATCCTGACGCAAATAACCACCATATTGATGCGTGCCGATATGCGACGGAATCGATATGGAGAGTGCCCGGCCAAAAGGGCAAGAGCGAGTATACCCCCATTTGGAACAGATAGGACGGTGAGCGGCTATCAAAACATATAATGACCTTGTGGCGGTGGGTGAGGACGAAAAGGCGCGGATGGAATTTATCCGCAGAGCGATCAACGAGCACCGCGAATCCCATGCATATAAGACGGCGGCGGATGCGGAGGAATACTATAACGGCATGAATCCGACTATCAACCGCTATGAAAAAATCATCTACGATATGCAGGGGCGCAGCCACACGGATATGTGGACGGCAAACCATAAGCTGGCCAGCCGGTTCTTCGGTCTGGCGGTCGATCAGGAGATTTCCTATCTTCTGGGTAACGGTGTGACCTTTGCGGAGAAGGAAACGCCGAGCAAGCTATGCCCGGACTTCGACCAGGAAGTCATGAATGCGGCGCGCGAGGCGAAAATTGCGGGCGTATCCTTCGGTTTCTGGGATTTGACGCATTTGCGGGTGTTCTCCCTGCTTGAGTTTGTTCCCCTCTACGATGAGGAGGACGGCGCAATGAAATCTGGTATCCGGTTCTGGCAGGTGGCACAGGATAAGCCCCTGAGAGCGACGCTGTATGAGATGGACGGGTTCACCGAGTATTTCCAGCCAAAAAACAAGAGCATGGAAGTAATGCAGCCAAAGCGTAGCTATAAGCTGATCGAGCGCAAAGCGGAGGTTGGCGAAACCGAAATCTATGACGGCGGGAACTATCCGAGTTTCCCCATCGTGCCGCTGAAAAACAATAAGCGGTGTCTATCCGAGATCGCAGGAAAGCGCAACACCATTGACGCGCTGGATTTGGCGTCCTCTAACATGGTCAACAACGTGGACGAAGGGAATCTGATCTATTGGGTCTTGTCCAACTGCAACGGCATGGACGACCTTGACGACGCGAAATTTGTGGAGCGCTTGAAAACCACGCACGTTGCCCACGCCAACGGCGACGACGGCGCGAAGGTGGAGAGCAAGACCATCGAGGCCCCCTATGAGGGCACGAGCAGCACCATTGATATGCTGAAAAAGAAGCTCTATGAAGATTTCCAGTGCTTTGACGCTGCGGCGGTATCTGCGGGCAACCAGACGGCGACCGCGATCAAGGCCAGCTATGTGCCGCTGGATTTGAAAACGGATAAGTTTGAATCCGAGGTCACGCGATTTATTGTTGAGATTCTGCGCCTGGCAGGCATTGAGGATCAGCCGAGTTACACGCGTAATCAGATTATCAACAAGAGCGAGGAAACGCAAAATATTCTGCTGGGCGCGGCGTATTACGATGACGAATACATTACAAAGAAGCTGCTGACCATCAACGGCGACATTGACCAGTACGAGGACATGGCAAAGCGGAAGGCGGCAGAAGAGATTGACCGGAGTTTTGCTGAGCCGGATGCGCCGGAGGTGAACGGCGATGGCAACCAGTGATCTTGGCCACAAGCTGACCGACGCGGAGCTTGCGAAGCTGGAACGGCGCATTGGGAAGCTGTACCGCGAAGCGGGGGAAGAGCTGCAAGCTACCATCGACGCATATTTTGAGCAATTCAAAAAGCGCGACGAGGAAATGAAGGCGCTGATCGGCACCGTGCAGAACGGCAAGGAATGGACGGAGGCCGACTATAAGCAATGGCGGCTCAACCAGATCGGGCGTGGGGAACGCTATCAAGCCATGCGTGACAAGGTGGCGCACCGCATGACCGATGCAAACGCTGTGGCGGTGTCCTACACCAACGATGCTACGCCCGGTATCTATTCTCTGAACCGCAATTATGCGGCGTACACCATCGAGCAGGTCGCGGGCAATGTTGGCTTTGATCTATGGGACGAGCAGACGGTCAAACGGCTCATGGTAGAACAGCCGGATTTAATGCCATACTACCCGCCGAAACGCGCCTTAAAGCGCGGCATTGACCTTGCGTATGGCAAGACGCAGATCACGGCAAGCGTGACAAGTTCTATCTTGCAGGGCAAAAGCATCAAGCACATGGCGGACGACCTGCAAAAGCGCATTACCACCATGAGCCGAGACAGCGCAATTCGCACGGCTAGAACCGCCGTGACCGGCGCGCAGAACGCCGGACGCATGGACAGCTACGCGGCGGCGGAGAAGATGGGGATAAAGCTCAAAAAAGAATGGTTGGCCACGCTGGACGCGCGTACACGCCACTCTCATGCCATGCTTGACGGCGAACAAGTGGCGCAGGACAAGAAGTTCTCTAACGGTTGTCGCTTTCCCGGCGACCCACAAGGGCCGCCGTGGGAGATATATAACTGCCGATGTACGCTGGTTGCGGCGGTGGATGGGGTAGATACATCAGACGGGCTGCGTAGGACACGCGACGGGCTTATATCTGACATGACATATGCGCAGTGGGAAGCATCGAAGCGGGGATACAGCGGCAGACAGTTATCCCCATATCACATGGGGAGCGAAAAATCTGAAAAGGATGTTACGAAGAAATACATAGATTCCGCCAAGCCCCGCATGGGTAAGGTGCGATACGAAAACGGATACCACATAAAAGGGCACAAGACCGAAATCGAAGTTGCAAACCAACTCAGAGATCAATTTGGCGGGAAGTTCGTGCTACTGAAAGAATCGCAGACGCCAGGTATAAAAATGCCAGACATGCTGTGGAAAGGGAAGCAATGGGAAATAAAGTCGATTTCCACAGAAAAAGCCGCAGATAGCGCTCTGCGCAAAGCGATAAAGCAGATACACGGGAACCAAGGCGGAGTGATTTTTGATGTTGCCGATGGGATTGATAAGCAAAAACTAATTGATGTATTGGATGCGAGAGCAACAAGAAGCAAATCGTTTAATGCAGATATAATTGCGCTGCATAACGGGTCTGTCCTCTTTGCGCGGCGATATAAAAAATGAGGCAACCCCCCACCAGAACGGGCGGAGGATTACCTCGATAAAACGGAAACATGAGTTTCCTCATTGGTAGTATATGCAATTTCCGTAAAATAGTCAAGAGGGTTTTGAAAATGAGCGTTGAAATTCAGGACAACAGCAAAGAGGTTTCCGCTGAAATCAAGGCGGCGCTGCTGCGCGGGCTTGAAAAGTGCGGGCAGGTGGCAGAGGGATACGCGAAAAAGCTGTGCCCCGTCGACACCGGCAATCTGCGCAATAGCATCACCCATGTGGTAAACGAGCAGGAACCGGCGGCGATCATCGGGTCGAACAATTCTTACGCCGCGTACGTTGAGCTTGGCACCGGTATTTATGCCGAAGGCGGAGGCGGGCGGCCTACACCGTGGGTGTATCAGGACGCAAAGGGCAACTGGCATTACACACGAGGCAACAAGGCACAGCCGTTTCTGAAACCCGCTGCCGCCGATCATGCCGCACAGTATCGGGACATTTTGGAAAGCGAGTTGAAAAATGGATAACGAGACCATCAAGGCTATCGAGGCCATTATCCGACGCGGCAATGACGCAGAGATACGCCGAAAAGGCGACGGGTACATTGTCTTAGAGGTCAAGAAAACAATCAAATACAGCACTTCTGCGCAATAGGGCGCGGGAAAGGGCAATAGGAGCCAGCTTGTAAGGAACGCTTACAGGTTGGCTCTTTTTCTTTCGGTAAAACCCGCGAAGCATAGCGGTTTTTATACAACGTTCGCCCCCGAAGAATTGGGGCCGAGGAAAAGGAGAACGAATAACATGGCAAAATTTACGAGAGCGGAAATCAGAAATATTCTCGGCGACGCTTGCACCGAAGAGATCGAAAATCGCTTGGTTGCGCTGCATCTGGGCGTGGTCGACCCACTCAAGGACGATCTCACAAAGTATAAGGCGGACGCGGAGAAGCTACCCGGCGTCCAGAAGCAGTTGGACGACCTCAAGGCGACGGGTGACGGCGGTTACAAGGAGAAGTACGAGAAGGAACACTCGGCCTTTGAAGCCTTTAAGACCGACATCACGGCAAAGGAGAGCAAGGCGGCAAAGGAAAAGGCCGTGCGTGCTTACTTTGAAAGCAAAAACATCACCGGCGCGAATCTCGACCTTGCGATGCGCGGCTGCGGCGAAGAAATGGCCGCATTGGAGCTGGACGGCGATAAGATCAAGGATACTAAAAGCCTTGATGCACTCGTAGACGGCACCTACAAGGGGCTTGTCTCCACCACGCAGACAAAGGGTGCAAATCCCGCCAATCCCCCGGCGAACACCGGCGGCGCAAAGACCCGCGAGGACATCTACAAGAAGGACGACAAGGGCCGCTATGTAATGTCCACGTCAGAGCGCCAGCACGCGCTTGCTGAGTTGATGGCAAGCGAAGCAAATAACTGATTTTGAGAAAGGAGCTACTATGGCTGCTAAAAACAATGTGACCACTACCGGTCAGTTTTCTACCTCCGTCCGCGAGGTCGATTTTGTAACGCGATTCGCGGACAACTGGGACGCGCTGCGCAACATTATGGGCATTATGCGCCCTATCCGCAAGGCACCCGGCACTAAGCTGGTGTCTTACAAAGCCAGCGTTGACGGTACGCTGCAGGGCGGCACTTCTGTTGCCGAGGGTGACGAGATTCCTTTCACCAAAATGAAGGTGGAGCCGGTCTCCTACGCTGATATCGAGGTCGCCAAGTACGCCAAGAGCGTAACACTGGAATCCGTTGCCAAGTACGGCGCTGACGTGGCCGTGGAAAAGACCGACGATGCTTTTCTGGTGGCTCTCCAGAATAAGATTTTGGGTGAGTTTTATACCTTCCTGGGCACCGGCACTCTGACGCTGAGCGAGACCACATGGCAGCGGGCGCTTGCTATGGCGAAGGGCAAGGTGCTGGACAAGTTTGCGGGTATGGACAAGGACGTTACCGAGATCGTTGGTTTTGCCAACATTCTGGACGCTTACGACTATCTGGGCGACAAAGAAATTACCGTGCAGACCGTTTTCGGCCTGAACTACGTGGAGAACTTCCTTGGCTACCGCACCCTGTTCCTGCTGCCTGACAAGTACATTGCACAGGGCACGGTTATTGCGCTGCCTGTGGAGAACATCGACCTCTACTATGTTGACCCCGGTGACAGCGACTTTGCCAAGCTGGGCCTGAACTACACTGTTAAGGGCGAAACCAACCTGATCGGCGTCCATGTCGAGGGCGATTACTCCCGGGCTACCGGCGATATGTATGCCATCATGGGCATGAAGCTGTGGGCGGAGTATCTGGACGGTATTGCCGTGGCGACTGTCGGCGCACAGACGCTTGGCACGCTGACTGTGACTTCTGCCGCTGGCACTAGTTCCGGCAACACCAAGATCACCGTGTCTCCCGCAAAGGCCAACGCCGACAACGTCTACAAGTACAATGTCGGCTCTGCTGCCGAAACCGTGACCTACGGCCAGAACGTCAAGACGTGGACTGCTTGGGACGGCACGTCTGAAATTACGGCGGCAAACAGCCAGGAAATCACCGTCGTGGAAGCCAGCTCCGACTACAAGGCGCTGAAAGCTGGTAACGCCACCGTGACGGCGAAGTAACAGGAGGGCGGCGTAATGCTTGAGCAAATCTTGCGGCACTTAAACAACTGGTTTCTTGTGGATATTCACAGGGGCGTGTTTACCGTGGAGAGAGGCGGCATTGCGCTGCCCTTTCTCCAGAATCGGCAGTTTTTCCGCATTTCTGGCTCCGTTTTTAATGATGGGCTGCATCAATACCCCGCCTATGATCTGTTAGATGAGACGTTTGACGGATCGATATGGGCACTGGCTATACCGAACGCGGTAATTGAGTTGTCCGAAGAAATTGAGCAATGGCAGCAGAAAAACGGAGACATCATTTCCAGTCCGTTTACCAGTGAATCTTTCGGCGGCTACAGCTACACCAAAGCAAGCGCTGGTTCGGCAGGAACAAGCGCAGTAACCGGCTGGCAAGACGCTTTCCGGAGCCGGTTAAACAGCTGGCGAAAAATCAAGGGGGTGGAACCGTGAGCCTGTTAAACGATTTTGCCCGAACGTGTATTTTGCTGGAAAAAAACAGAACACCAGACGGGGCGGGCGGATATGAAACGACGTGGATAAACGGCGCGGAGTTTTTGAACTATCAGGCGCTGGACACTTCCATGGAAGCACGCAGAGCAGAAAAAGAGGGCGTTACAAGCGTTTATTCCGCGCTTGTTAACAAGGCTGTGCCCATCGAGTACGGCGATTATTTCCGCGACAAAACCACAGGAGACACATACCGCGTGACTTCCAATCCGGAGGAACGCTCTGCGCCAAAATCGGCAGGCCCGATGATTCAGGGCTTGAAGTTCTTCACAGTTGAGCGGAAGGAGCTGCCGCAATGACGAAAGACAAGGCTCTGCATGCGTGGTTCTCGCAGTTTTTGACGGCTTATCCCACCTCCAACGTACCGGAAGATGCAACGTTTCCGTGGCTAACCTATGAACTCATTACTGGCGCATTGGACAGCGGAGAAATCAGCCTGACTGTAAATCTATGGTACTACACGGAAAGCGAAGCTATTCCAAACGCTAAAGCACAAGAAATCAGCACTGCAATCGGTTACGGCGGCACGGTGATTCCGTGCGACGGAGGCTATATCTGGATCAAGCGCGGAACTCCGTGGTGCCAGAACATTGCGGACGAAACCGATAAAAACATTAAGCGGCGATATCTCAATATTACCGCTGAATACCTGACTGAAAATTGAAAGGGGTTTGCATATGAGCAAATTTACCGTAATCCCGCAGGACACTTTCGAAAGCTTGCAGCTTGACGCCGGTGTGCTGCTCAAGTCTTTTGACCCGTCCTCTGTGGCCGCGCCGAAAGACAGTGATATTATTTGCGCCACCACGGGCGGCATCAACGCATCTTGTACACCGACATACTCCGACATGGGTGAGGACGTGGATAACTGCCCCGCGAACTTGATGGAACTGAAGCATCTGGACGGGTGGGATTGCAAGATGAGCTTTACGTCTCTGGGTACATCTCCCGCCGGTATCAAACTGGCGCTGGGTGCGGCGGACATTGATACCACCAACACCAGCAAGATCGTCCCGCGCAGAAACCTGAAGCAGACCGACTTTTCTGACATTTGGTGGGTTGGCGACCGAGCTGACGGCGGCGTTGTTGCCATTCAGCTGAAAAACGCTCTGTCTACCGATGGGTTTTCCATTCAGACGTCCAAAAACGGAAAGGGCCAGATTTCTGTCGGCCTGACCGGACATGTGTCTATCGACGCACAGGACACCATGCCAATGGTCTTTTACAGCATCGCACCTGAAACGGAGGGAACCTAATGAAGCTGTCTGAAATTCAGGGCGAACGCGTTTTTGACGTAATCGCCGACATTATTGACCCTATTGCCAATATCGCCACCAGTGAAAGCGCTTCCACGCTTTTCAAACGCGAAAAGTGCCCGGATGGAATGACCGCCAAAGCCTTTATGGCGCAGCGTATCAGAAAAGCGCTTCCAACACTTTTGAGGGAGCACAAGGCTGATATTATTACGATTCTGTCCGCTATCGAGGGTATAAGTGCCGAAGACTATAAAAAATCGCTGAATCTCGCCAAATTGATGCAGGACACCGTCGAGCTTTTGACGGACGAGGCATTTTCAGAGCTTTTTGTTTCGGCGCAGAGCGAGACTTCCTCTGGCTCTGCGCAGGAGAGTACAGGGGAATCAAAAAATTAAAGCCGTTTTTGCAGTATTGTCTTGCAAAATATAAAGATCGGCAAGACAGGCTTGTTTATCGCGTCTACGTGACCGACGCACTGCGCATTATTGCGGAAAATACGGCTAAAAACGTGGGAGGCTCTTATTTGCAAGCACGGTATGCGGATTTTGCTGTGCCGCAAAAGGAAGAAACGCGCACCAGTGATGAAGTTATCGCGCATATGAAATCTGTGATTGGCAGTTTGGAGGTGGTTGAATGAACTTACTTGACCTTTTTGTAAAGATTGGCGTTGACGATCAGGCAAGTGAAGGAGTTGAAACGCTTTCCGGTAAGCTCAAGAGCGGACTGAAAACTGCTGCCAAAATCGGAATGGCCGCTGTGACGGCAGCCACCGGCGCGGTCGTCGCTCTCACAAAGCAGGCGGTTGAAAGCTACGGCGAGTATGAGCAGTTGGTAGGCGGCGCAGAGCTTATGTTTGGCGATGCGTATGATTTTATCGCTGAAAAGGCTGAAAGCGCGTACAGCACCGTGCAAATGAGCATGAATGACTATTTGCAGCAGGTCAACGGGTTCGCGACCGGGCTGAAAACAGCGCTTGGCGGAGATGAAAAAGCGGCGGCAGAATTGGCAGACCGTATTATTACGGCAGAGGCCGATGTTGTTGCCGCAACAGGCAATACGCAAGAAGCCGTACAAAACGCATTTAACGGCATTATGAAATCCAACTATACCATGCTTGACAATTTGCAGCTTGGTATTACGCCCACAAAGGAAGGATTTCAGGAAGTCATCGACAAGGTAAACGAGTGGAATGCCGCAAACGGGAAAGCTACCTCCTACCAAATTGACAATCTTGCTGACGCTCAAAATGCGCTGGTTGATTACATCGAAATGCAGGGCCTCGCGGGGTATGCCGCGAATGAGGCGGCTGGCACCATTCAAGGCAGCGTTGCGTCAATGAAATCGGCATGGCAAAACCTTGTTCTGGCTTTTGCGGATGACCAGGCGGATTTTGACGCCCGCATGAATGCATTTGTCGATAGTGCTGTTAATGCAGGCCACAACCTCATTCCTCGAATTGAAACAACAATTCAAGGCATCGGAAAGTTTATTTCTTCGGCATCTGAAAAAATCGTCCCAACTGTAGTGCAGACAATCTCCGACAACCTCCCGCTTATTTTAACCGCTGGCGTGGACATGGTTTTTGCTCTTATTGATGGGATCATGAATAGCTTAGACGGGCTCATAAGTTGCGCATTTTCCATTATTAGTACGGTTGCTGATAAAATCGCTGAAAACACTCCAGAGTTGGTTGCGGGCGGCGTCGCGATGATTACCGCCTTGATAAGCGGCCTTGTGGAAAACCTCCCACTTCTTTTAAAGGCCGCTTTGCAAATCGTCATGGGGCTGGCGCAAGGGCTGCTGAGTGCTCTGCCGACACTAATTGCGGCTTTGCCCGAAATCATTACGGGTTTAGTCACAGGCCTGCTTCAGTTCGTCCCGCAGATTATTCAAGCAGGAATCACGCTGCTCACGTCCCTTGTGGGGGCGCTACCGGAAATTATCACCGCGATTGTTGAGGCTCTGCCGCATATCATTGATGGCGTCGTTTCGGCGTTAATGGAGTCTATTCCACAGATCATTCAGGCTGGAATTGACCTTTTTGTAGCTTTGATTCAGGCTTTGCCCGAAATCATCACGACGATCATAGCCGCCATCCCGCAGATTATCGGCGGCATCATTGACGCCGTTGTTGGTAACATCGATAAGATTATTTTGGCGGGTGTGCAGCTGTTTGTGGCGCTCATCGAAAATCTACCCACCATCATTGTGGAAATCGTTAAAGCCGTGCCTAAAATTATTACAGGAATTGTCGAAGCGTTTGACGGCCTAATGAGCCAAATCGTTGATGTTGGCGCAAACTTGCTGAAAGGTATCTGGAACGGCATTAGCGATACCGTTGGATGGCTGAAAGACAAGGTTTCTGGTGTTGTTAACAAGATTAAGAGTTGGTTTACCGGCAAGGATGGTTTTGACGAACATAGCCCCTCTAAGTGGTCGAACAACGTGTTCCGCCGCGTGATGGAGGGCGCGGCCAACGGCCTTGACAGCGGACTTCCGGCGCTGATGCGCAAAGTCGACGGTGTAACAGGTCAGGTCAAAGACGCTATGGCTTTTGATATCGCGGATATGGGCGTTAATGTCAGCGGATATGGCATGTCCGGATTTCAGCCTGCTTACGCTGGCGCAGCTGCACAGCGGCCTATTACCATTCCCATTACGCTGGAGCTGGACGGCACAACGCTGGCCAGACGGACGTATCTCTACAATCAGGCGGAAACTGACCGTCGCGGAAAATCGTTTGTGAGGTGACCGATGGCAAAAACGATCACGATTAACGGCGTTGATTTCACGCCGTATTTCACGCCGACCGGCTTTTCCTGCTCTTATGAAAAGATCGACGGCGGAAACGGCGGCACGATGAAAAACGGGGATGCCCTTGAGGACATTGTCGCGGTAAAAGCGCGTGGGACTGCGGTGTGCATGCCACTGACAGATGACCAGCAGTCCGCGCTTTTGTCCGCGCTTTACGATGAGCAGCCTGTTTTGCTACGCTATTTTGACCCAAGAACCGGAGAATACCGCGCAATAAACGCTTATGTGACTACGGAAAGCGTAGTGTATCGCGGCAAGGGTGCAACCGGCGTAGAATACTGGACGGGGCTTGCCGTTTCGTTTTCTGAGGTGTAACGAATGAACAGAATCACAACGCTGACTGACGATTATACGGATGGTAATATTGAATCTGTAGGCGCTTTGCTGGTGGAATCCATGACAGGCGCTGAGCTGGGATACGACACGTTCAATGCTCAAATTGATCCGACATCCAAAGTCCCGACCATTATTAAGCCCTCTGACGCGGACGGCATTATGTCCAGCGACCAGCTGATACTTGGGTGCAGGCCGTATTTCTCCGCGCTGACCTCCGACCCTGCGCAATATAAATATGGCCGGACGGTGCTGTATTACCACGACAACGCGCTGATCGGCAAGTTTTACATGCAGAAGTGTATCCGCGTGAAAAAGCACCTGTATAGTATTTCTTGTGTGTCTGCCGTCGGAATGCTGGGAAAATCAAAGCATTACGGCGGGCTGTATTACACGGGCAACGATACGCTATCAAGCGTTGTGGCGGACATTATTGGCGGCCTTGTCCCCTATACGATGGACGAAACCATTGCAAACCAAAAAGTGTATGGCTGGCTCCCTGTGGCAACCCGGCGCGAAAATCTCCATCAGGCGCTTTTCGCGCTGGGCGCTACGGTAAAAAAGGACGCGTCCGGCGATATGTTCATTACGGTGCTGAGTTCCGACACGACGACGGAAATACCGGACAGTCGGATATACACCGGTGGTTCGGTGGAGTATCCAGACGGCGTGACAAAGGTCTCCGTGTTGGAACACGCTTACTTGAACAAGGGTTCTAGCGACGAGCAAACAACGCTGTTTGAGGGTTCTGTTATCCTTCCGGATAATCCGTTTATCTCCCCGAAAGGCGTGTCTTTATTGGGCATGCTGGTAGAGTTCTCCGAGCCGATGCATGATTTGAGCGTTGACAACGGGGCTATTTTGGAGAGCGGCATCAACTACGCTATCGTATCGGCTACCGGCAGCGCCACCTTAACCGGCCACAAGTACACGCACACAACTGTTGAGCGGTTTAAGGGCGACGTAAACGCGGACGAGGACAACACAGTAACTGTTACAGACGCGACGCTTGTCTCAAGAGCCAACAGTAGCAACGTTGTTGAGCGGCTCTACTCCTATTACACCAGCGCTAAAACCGTAAAAATCGACCTTGTGTCGCGGGGCGAGCGTGCCGGTGACGCGGTGAGTTTTACCGACCCTTACGGGGACGCCACATCCGGGCTCATCAGCGAATTGACGCTTACAGGCTCGCACGTGCTGAAGGGCGGCGCGACGATCATCGCGGACTACGCGCCCACATGGGGCAACGACTACACCGATGTTATCGTTGTTACATCCTCGCAGACGGTCACGCTGCCGGAGGGCGCGACAAAGTGCCGCGCGGTTCTGATCGGCGGAGGCCACGGTGGCTCGGTAGGCGGAACTGGCGGCAACGGAGAAAAGGCCGCTTCCGGCGGCTATAAGAAAGGCGGCGCTGGTGGACTTCCCGGCGAGGCTGGGTCTGGTGGCCGTGTGCTGGAACCAATTATCGGCGAGAACTGCGGCGGCATGTCGTTTGTTTGCGTAATCGGCAGCGGCGGCGTTGGCGGCACACAAAGCAACCCACAAGGCAGCGCGGGAACAGCATCCACGATGGCTTACAGCAAGGACGGAGATCCTATTGTTCTCACTTCTGACGATGGCGCACCGTCGTATTCCGGTTTCCAGGACTTTTTGTCACCGGCAAGCGTATATGGCGCGCCGGGCAACTCTGGCAGCCCGGGCGCAAAGGGCGGCGGCTCTGACGGGGCGGCTGGCGAAATCGTTTATAATGGCGTGACGTACACCGGCGGCGCTAAAAAAGGCGATACGTCAACGGAGATCGGCGGAAGCGACAGCGGTACATTGGTGAGCGGAAGCCGGTGGACAAGCTATACACCCGCGATATACCTTACGGTCACTTACGAGGCGTCCGGAAATTCCGTTACTTTTAACGCAACGGTCAGCAAGCCAAGCAGTTATTACGAGTATACGATCTACATAAAGATCACGCTGGGCGGCAGCTCAAGGACGATATCGCTACAGGGCGACAAGTCGTCAGGTTGGACGTCAATGAGTGGGTCATGCACCATCAGCGGAAGCGGCTCATGCTCCGTTGTGATGTGGGCATCGGGCGGAGACAGAACGTCCCAAACAACGATGTACAGCGGCTATGTTGACGCGTCTGAGCCTTACACGCGGACATACCACTACGGATACGGAAGCGGCGCGGTCGTCGCGGCGAACGGAGAATCCACGGTAGGCAAGGCTGGCACAAAGGCGCTCGCTGGCGCTGCTGGTGTAAACGCGACCGTCGCGGGAACCGACGCGACAGTACGCGGTTGCGGCGGCAATGGCGGCAATGGCGGTTCTGGCGGAGGCGCGGGCGGTTATTACCAAGACAGCGACGGAAGCAGCACAAGGTATTATGATGGCGGCGTTGGCGGGCTTGGTTCCGACGGCGGCGATGGAGCGGACGGCATCATTTTGATCTATTACGGAACGGAGGCGGAAAATGTCTCAGATTAACATTGGCGGGACAACGTTAAGCTTTAAGGATTCCTCGTTTACCGGCGACCAGTGGGAGAGCGTGGCGAGTTGGGTACTCAACGGCGGCGCTGAAACCACCGAAGTTTACGCGAAGGAGGCCAAGTCTTACGCGGTGGGTGGCACCGGGCTGCGCACCGACGAGGATACCGACAACGCAAAATACTACAAGGAACAATCGGCAGCCGCCGCGACCAAAGCGGAAACTGCCAGCAACCACCCCCCGCGCATTGGAAGCAACGGCAACTGGGAAGTGTGGGATTTTGACACTGAGAAATATGTACAAACAGAATACCCGTCAAAAGGCAGCGTGTCAACCGTTCTTGGCCTTTATCCAACCATCGGTGCGCTTGAGGCAGCACATCCGGAAGGAACTGCCGGTAGCGCGTGGCTTGTTGGCAGCGCATCTGATAACGTTGTCTACCAATGGGACGTTGACAAATCCGCATGGGTAAACGTGGGAAAGCTGGCGGGCCCTCAGGGCGCGCCAGGCGAAGATGGAAAACCTGGCCCACAAGGCCCCAAGGGCGACAACGGCAAAAGTGCATACCAATACGCCCAGGAGAGCGGCTATTCCGGTACTGAGACGGATTTCTGTGACGATCTTGCCGACGTAAGCACAAAACAGTCCAAGATCACGGCCAGCGGCATCCTCAAGGGCGACGGGTCGGGCGGCGTGAGCAAAGCGACAAGCAACGTGGACTACGCCCCGCCATCCGTGTCCGCTGCCGCCACGCTGACGGCGGCGGGGTGGAGCGACGGCGTACAGTCGCTGGCCGTCTCTGGCGTGACGGCGACCGCCAACGGCAGCCTGCGCATCGCCCAGAGTGCCACCGACGAGCAGTTCGCCGCGTGGGGCGCGGCGCAGCCCCGTGTAACGGCGCAGGCGGCGGGGTCGCTGACGGTCAAGGCGGCGGGCGCTGTGCCCACGATTGATATTCCTGTGGAGGTGATAATCGTATGATCCAGACAGAAGGTATTTTTTCCGGCGGCAGCGCCATTTCCGCGCCCATCATCGGCGAGGATTTCAACTGGTCGGGCAGCGACGGCACGTATCAGGTGCTGGACGACGGCGGCGGAAACTGGCGCATCAAGTTTCTGTCCAGCGGCACGTTCACGCCGTTGAAGAACATGGTGATCGATGCATTTTTGTTAGGTGGTGGTGGAGGAAGAAGCTATGTACTCTGCGGTGCTGGCGGAGCAGGCTACACCACCACTGTGCGGTCTGTGGTGCTGACGGCCAATACCACCTATCCCATCGTGGTAGGCGCGGCGGGCAAAAACATTACTGCTGATAGTTTGAACGGTACGGATGGTGGCACAACATCGGCGTTTGCCGCATCTGCACTGGGAGGAAAGGGCTCTAAGAGAGGATATAACACATCCAAGCAGCCGGGCGCAGACGGTGGCTCTG